CTTACACCAGCGAGAGAGCTAAACAATCTGATTAAGAATCTTAGATTCACAGATGCAGAAGGCTCTTTTAATCCAGCTGCATATTCAGCGGTTTATAATTTAAAAACCGTTGGTAAAACAGCAGGTAGTAAAAGCTGGCATGTCTACAAACCATCAAGAGTTAGAAATCTTGATGTCAGTAAAAAAGAAGACGCTGGATTGTACGAAGTCGCGCAACAACTTCAACAAACGGTTTCTAAAGGTGCAGCAAAACCAAAATACGATGCGCCTAAAAATACTGGAGACATAGTCTAATTCCCGATGGGAATCGTTGCAACTAGGGCGCTGAAGCTAGCGTGGAAGCGCCCTTTACATTTATGAAAGATTTTGAAAAATATTTTACTGGTTTAAAAAGAGATTTTGGTTTTTGTAATGTTAAAAACGGATACCACGATCCTAAAACAAACAAACTTAAATTTGATCCCGGCGATTATGGTTGGGCTAAAAGACCTATTACAGAAAAAGATTACGAAGATCATTTAAAAGGACAAAAGTCTATCGGCCTTCAAGCATGCGATGATGAAAGCATGGCTAGCTTTGGCGCTATTGATGTTGATCCTGATGATTATGAAAAATTTGATTTACAAAAATATTTAAAAGTTATCGATACAAAAAATTTACCTGTTATTCCTATTGAATCTAAAAGTGGTGGACTTCATATTTACGTATTTACAAAAGAGAAAGTACCTGCATCTTTAATTAGAGAATTTTTATCTAACTTATTATTTTTGTTTGGTTTACCATCTAAGACTGAAATATTTCCAAAACAAACTGCACTTGGCAAAAACCAAAATGGTGAGCGAACGTCTGGTAGTTTTATTAATCTTCCATATTTTAATGGTAATGAGCGAAGAGCATACAAGCCTGATGGTAGTAAAATGGATTTAGATTATTTTTTAAAAGTGGTTGAAGCTAATTTACAAACAAAAGAAAGTTTACAAGAAGTTAGTAATAAAAAAATAAAAGAGGTATTAACTGGTGGACCTGAGGAGTTTGCTGATGGTCCTCCATGTTTACAGATGATCTGCAAAGAGATACAGGAATCAGGAACCAAACTAAAAGACGAAAGAGATAGATTTTTATATAACTACATGGTGTTTGCTAAGAAAAAATTTAGTGAGAACTGGGAAAAGAAAGTATTAGAAGCAGCTAGAAATTATATTTTATACGATGAGATATGGGGTGATGAAAAGGTAAAAGAAAAAATTAAATATTGGAAAAAAGATACAGCCGGTTTTAAATGTAATGATTTACCAATATCATCTTATTGTGCAAGAGGGACATGTTTAAAAAGAAAATTTGGCATTGGTGGTCACTTTGATTCTCAATGGCCGTCAGTATCAGGTTTAATTAGAATAACGTATAAACCAGATCACGAATATTTTTTTAACGTTGAAGTTGCTGCAGATAAAATTGTGCAAGTGCACGCTAAAAGTATAAAACAATTTAATGAAATGAAACAGATGCGTAGTTTGATTGCAGATCATACTACGACTTATCCACCAAGTATTAAAGAAAAAGAATATCAAAATATATTAAATGGATTGTGGGCAACCATGGAAACTATTCAACCACCTGCAGGCACAAACCCTATAGACATGTTGAAAAAAGAATTATTTACATATGTTAACGGACCAAGAGCAAGTTCTTATGCAGCATTTAAAAGTGGTTCTGTTTTACACGAAGATAAATATTTTTATTTTGTTTATGACAAATTTTATGATGAATTAAAACGTGGAGACTGGACTCAAGAAAGATCTAGAACAGGAACTATGATTAAACAATATTTTAAAGGTGAGTTTGATTATCAAAAAAGATTTCCAAAAGGAGATAATGATGAGTCATTTCCACCACTACGAGTTTTAAAACTTCCAAAAGAAGGTTTAGAAAAAGAAGAGATACCAGAAGAAATAATAGAAATAGAAGATAAGGAGAATATAGTATGAAGAAGCCACCTAAAATTTATATATCAATGCCAACATATGATTTAATGCATGTAGCTACCTGTTTATCATTAGTAAAATTATTTAATAAATTTACTATAGCTAAAATGCCAGCAGAGATAGGAACATTTAAATGTCCTTATGTTGGTTATGGAAGAAATGTATTGACTGCAATGTTTTTAGAATCAGGTTTTGATTATCAATTATTTATAGATGCGGACATGGAGTTTGAACCTGATGTTGTTGGACGTATGATATTAGCACAGAAGGACGCTATCTGTGTGCCATATAGAAAAAAAACACAAGATAATGTGGTTAAATTTTCTGTGGAATTTGATGATCCGATGAACATTCAAATAGATCAAAAGGGTATCGTAGAATTAAAAGTAGGACCTGCAGGTTTAACATTAATTCATAGAAGAGTTTATGAAAAATTAATAAAAGATAATCCACATCTTAAAATAAAACAAAAAGAAATAATATCTGAAAAAGCAAACTCTTATTTTTATAATTTTTGGGATACGACTTTTACTAAAGATGGAACATGGTGGGGTGAGGATGTTAATTTTTGTAACTTAATTAAAAAATCAGGTTTTAAATTTTATGGAGTAGTTGATGGACAAACAACACATTATGGATCATATGGCTGGACTGGATCACTCAAGGATGGGTTTAAAAAAGCCAATGGAAAAGATCAATAAAATCTACGGACCACCTGGCACAGGTAAGACGTTTAGATTAATTAGACGTGTAAAAGCATACGAACGTGTAGGTGTGCCTTTACATAAGATAGGCTATTTTGCATTTACTAGAAAAGCTGCAGAGGAAGCGCGTAAAAGAATAAATGTGTCTGAAAAAGAAGTGCCATACTTTCAAACAATACATGCGTTTTGTTATCATTTACTTGGATTAAATGAAGAAGATATTATGCAACCATATCATTACGAAGATTTAGGTAAAAAATTAAATGTTCGAGTCTCGTTTACAGATAAATATAATGAAGAAGAAACACATTTTTTAACTTGTAATAATCCATATTTTCAAATGATACAAAGATCAATAAACAAAGATATAACAATAAGACAAGAGTTTGATTTAAATGAACACGATAAAAAACAAGTTAACGATTTTGATACTTTAAATCATATTTATCAAAATCTTAGAATATATAAACAAAAAAATAATCTTTTTGACTTTAATGATATTGTTAAATCAGTTTTAAACTCTGATAAAATACCATTATTTAAAGCTATCTTTATTGATGAGGCGCAAGACTTATCACCATTGCAATGGCAGTTGTATGATAAATTAAAATATCATTGTGAACAAATGTATCTAGCAGGTGATGATGATCAAGCAATTTATGCATGGGCTGGAGCTGATGTTAATAGATTTGTAAAAGAACCAGCAAGAGAAATTGTATTAAAGAGATCAAGACGTATATCTAAAGCAGTTCAAGAAGAATCTACTAAACCTATAAATAATATTATTGGAATTAGAAAATTAAAAAAATATTATCCAAGAGATCATATAGGTGAATCACATTATATATCAGATCTTAATCAAGTTGATTTAACAAAAGGTAAATGGCTTATTCTTACAAGAACTAAAAGTAATTTGTTAGATATTATGAAAGATTTAAAACGTAAAAATTTTTATTATCAAAGTAACAAAGGTAAAAGTTTTAAAGTAGGAATGTATGAAGCTGCAGTTTTTTATACTAAATGGACAATGGGAGAACTTTTAGATGAAAAAGAAGTCAACGCTGTAAAAGAATATATACCTAATGGTGACTGGGATGCAAAGGTTCCTTGGTATGATAAATTTATTGCAGATCAAAAAGAAATTTTATATTTAAGAAACTTAATTGCATCAAAAGAAAATTTAAAAGATAAAGCAAGAATTTGGTTGTCAACTATTCATGCAATAAAAGGTGGTGAGGAAGACAATGTAATTTTATCTTTACATCAAGGTCGTACTATACAGCAAGGAATTAAATCAAGTGTTGACAAACAAGATGAAGAGCATAGAGTATGGTATGTTGGAATCACGAGAGCACGAAATAATCTATATAAACTGAGAGCAAAAAAGAAATTAAGGGAGTATCAACTATGACACACAAAGATTTATTTGATCAAGTATTTCCTCAAAATAAACAAATTGGAGGATCTCATTACAAAAATTTTTACATTCAGCCGTATGAGTTCATTGCAAAAAATGATTTATCATTCTTTCAGGGGAACGTTATAAAATATGTTTGTAGGTACAAATTTAAAAATGGCATTGAAGATCTAGAAAAAATTAAACACTATTGTGATTTAGAAATATTAAAATTAAAAGATAAAAAGAAAAAATGATTTTACCTCAGACAGAATGGGTGCAGCCTACAGAATACCCAGATCTTAGATCCTACGATGAGATCGCTATAGACTTAGAAACAAGAGATCCAGATTTAAAATCAAAAGGATCGGGTGCAGTTATAGGTAATGGTGAAATTGTAGGTATATCCGTAGCAACTTACAATGATACATGGTATTTTCCTATTGCTCATCAAGAAGGACCCAATATGAACAGGGACAAAACTTTGGAGTGGTTTAAAGATATTTTAGAATGCCCTGCTACAAAAATATTTCACAACGCTATGTACGATATATGTTGGATACGTAGTTTAGGTTTAAATATCAATGGTTTAATAGTAGACACGATGATTGCATCTTCATTATTAGATGAAAATAGATTTTCTTACACACTTAACACTTTATCTTGGCATTTTTTAAATGAAGGTAAAAATGAACGAGCTTTGAATGAAGCTGCTAAATCAAGAGGACTCGATCCAAAAGCTGACATGTGGAGACTTCCGGCACACGAAGTTGGAGCGTATGCAGAAAAAGATGCAGAGTTAACTTTTAAACTCTGGCAACATGTGAAAAAATTATTAATTGAAAATGATTTAGAACAAGTCTTTAATCTTGAAACGGATCTTTTTCCTTGTCTTGTTGACATGCGTTATCTCGGCGTTCGCGTAGATGCTCAACGAGCCTACGAACTGCGTAAGGAGTTGATAGGGCAAGAGCAGCTATTATTGCGAGAAGTTCAAAAAGAAACAGGAATAGATACTCAAATATGGGCAGCACGATCAATCGAAAAAGTTTTTCAAAAATTAAAATTATCTTACGAACGTACCGCAAAATCCAATGAACCTTCATTTACTAAAAATTTCCTTTCAAATCACGAGCATCCTATCATACAAAAGATAGCAGAAGCAAGAAAGATTAATAAAATAAATACAACATTTATAGATACTATATTAAAACACGAACATAAAGGTAGGATTCATGCAGAAATAAATCAAATTAGATCTGATGATGGAGGAACTATTACAGGTAGATTTAGTTATGCTAATCCAAACTTACAACAAATACCTGCCCGTGATCCTGTACTAGGTCCGATGATTAGAAGTTTGTTTATACCTGAACAAGGTTGTAGATGGGGTTGTTTTGATTACTCGCAACAAGAACCAAGACTTGTAGCACACTATGCATTACGTTATGGTTTGCCTTCTGTAAATACAATTGCAGATTCATACGACACTGACCCGTCGACCGACTTTCACAAAATCGTAGCAGAAATGGCAGAAATACCACGTTCACAAGCAAAGGTGATCAATTTGGGTCTTTTTTATGGTATGGGTAAAGCTAAACTTCAAGCAGAGTTAGGTGTGTCTAAATTTAAAGCTGAAGAATTATTTGACAAGTATCATAG